GAAGTGCATCTTCAACCAGCCAGAACAACAAACCAAATCCTGCGGCAACAAATCCAACAACCGGAGGTACCAATGGATCTACATCAGGCGCAACGGGTGGAGCTACAGGAACCTCCGGTACTCCCGTACCTTCAGCAACGCCGGCAGGAAAAGCAAACCCAGCTGTTGGCAGCAATCCATTTGCAAAAGCACCCGCTCCGTCAGCACCCACAGGGAATTTTCCGGTCGGCCCTACGCGCCTTGATAATTCTTACATGTCGGTCGAGTATGAAAGCTCAATTGACGGACAGAATTATACAACCAGGCCTGGTGAACAAATGAGTGATAAAGTTGGAGGAAAAGATGTCGGGATGACACCCGGAGCAAACGATCCTGTTCCTCCTAAAACAGAAACCCCTTAATTTTTAATTTAGTTGAATATTTGTGTAATGTTTGTTAAATTATGAATCAATGGACGTTGTTGTTGATCGTAACGTTTTAGGTTCTCAAAAAAATCTTATCATTTCAAATGATGGTTTTACTTGGACTGAAAACTTATGTGATGACGTTTGGTGGTTTAGTGGAAAAATAAAAATTGATTCCTTGAAGTGTTGGGATACAATCCTACGTTTGAATGGATTGTTCATGGATGTTCCAAGACCGCCAAAATCATACTTAAAAATGATGGAAATGTTGGTTGGTAATTCAACATTTATTCCATGGTCAATGATCATTCCACAAGACAGATACAAGGAATTTTTTAAATCTGTGATTGATTATGTTCGTGATCAACCTACATTAACAACTGAATATTATGAATCAGCGTGGCTTTCAGGGAATCATGTATTAAATTCTCTAAAACCTGCAAAGGTCGACGGTGTGATGATCAATGATATCGTAAACTCATCAATGATAAATTCGCACGTGGTCGAAACCTTTCGACCACGTGCGGGTGGTTATGCTCAGCAAGTCATTTATGATAGATTTGCTACTGTGACGGGAAGATTGGTTGTAAAGTCGGGACCAAACATACTTCTGTTGAAGAAAGATTATCGATCTTTGTTAAAACCCAGTGTATCTGGTGGAAGAATTATGTCAATTGATTTTGCTTCTTTAGAGGCAAGAATTTTATTGTATGAGTCAGGAAATGATTGTAAAGAGTCTGACATGTATTCTATGCTTGCGTCAAGATTTGGTGGACTTCCACGTGATCTTGTGAAAGCTGTTGTTCTATCAGTGTTGTATGGTTCTTCTAAATCAATGGTGGCTTTGAATTTAGGAGTGTCTGAATCAAAAGTAGTTGATGTTATAAATCAGATAGAAAGATTCATAGATACAAAAGCATTACTGAAAAGATTAAAATCTCAATATTCAGATCTAGGATACATTAAGAACAAACACGGACGAAGGATTGAGATTGATCGTGTTCAAGACAACATACTCATTAATTACTATGCTCAATCTACTGGAGTAGACATTGCATTAATTGGATTTTCAAAAATCATTGATAAACTACGAGGAAATGGAATTAGACCATTATTTGTTCTACATGATGCATTGATAATTGACGTACATCCAGATAGAATAGATGATGTAACATCAATTTCCAAGATTAAAGTCCCTGGATATGATCAAGAATTTTACTTAAAAATTGAAGATATTTCCAAGTGTTGAGAATATAAAAATATATTCTAGGCAAGTTTTTTGGTGAACAACGACTTATTGTGTGTTACTGTTTCAACATGACATTGACACCTGAAGACATTGCAACTAACTTTGACAAGTATCGTTCTTTGTGTGAAAAGCTTGGAGAGAGATCATCACCGGCGTTATCAATGATTGATCATTTAGGTGAAAGGTTGGTATTGTGTCCTGCATCTAGTCGCAAGGATTATCATGCAGCATTTCCTGGAGGATTGGTTGATCATTCACTACGTGTCTTGTCAAATGCGATGAAATTATGTAAGTCCTTTGGTTGGGAAATTCAAAAAGACTCTCTTATCATCGGATGTTTGTTTCATGATCTAGGAAAAGTAGGTGATCATGAAAATGATTACTATCTTCCGCAGGATTCGGAGTGGCATCGTGAAAAAATTGGTGAGATGTATAAACATAATCGTGATATTCAATATATGACTGTTCCTGATCGTGGAGTTTGGTTGTGCCAACACTTTGGATTAAAATTGAGTCAGGAAGAATGGTTGGCCATCAAGTTAAATGATGGTCAATATGACGATGCTAATGCTCCATATAAAATGAAAGAGCCTCGGCTAGCCGATATTGTTCATATGGCTGATGTCATTTCTACCAAACAAGAAAAAGAATGACTTTATATTTAAGTTCATGAGCATTGCTTTACGAAAGTATATAAGATCAATCATTAAGGAAATTAGTGGCATGCAGCATGTCCAAAAAAATAAAATGATTGATGAGGACGAGGATTTGGATGAGGATGACATGTTTGATGAATCAATTGGTGTTGCAGGAATCCAAGGTGTTGTTGGACCCGTTGGTGTTAATAGTCAGGACCTCGAAGGCCCCGCTGCGCGCGGCGAACGTGGTAAGAAGAAGAAGCCAGGTTGGACCTGAAAACAAACATTGAACACATAAAAAGGTTGGTGGTAAGGTAAAGTTACCTGCATGGTGCAGGGAGTCATTCCTGCCACAAGGTACGGAATAGGAAATGGAAAAGGAAAAATAATATGAGTATTGATTTAGAAGCAATTAGGCGTCGTGTTGCAGAACTTTCTGGTGTGAAGAAGACTTCGTCAGTTCAGCTGTGGAAACCAAGTCTTGGAGAACATAAAATTCGTTGTCTACCTTGGAAGAATTCTCCTGATGGGCAACCATTTGCAGAACGTTGGTTTTATTACATTGGTGATAATCCAGGTATTTTAGCTCCAAATCAATTTGGAAAGCCAGATCCAATTAATGATTTGATTCGCAAGCTATACAGCAGTGGTAAGCCTGATGATAGGGTTCTTGCTAAAAAGTTGCAACCAAAGATGAGATGTTATTCACCTGTTATTGTTCGTGGTGAAGAAGACAAAGGTGTACAGGTTTGGTCGTTTGGAAAGTTGGTTTATCAACGTATGCTTGGTTTTTTCCTTGATGAGGAGGTTGGCGATATCTTATCTCCAACAGAAGGATTTGATTTGAAGGTATCCATAACAAAGCAACCTGGCAAACAATTTAATGACACTACTGTTGATCCTGCTCGTAGACCTACAAAGTTGCATGATGACGTGAAGCAAATGGAAACTTGGTTAAACTCTATTCCAAATCTTGATGATATGTATCGTCTTAAGTCTACACAAGAGATTGAAACTGTGTTAAATAACTGGTTGAATGGTGGTTCAACAACAGATGCAACACCTGAAATGTCAAGAGGTTCAGCACAAACAGATGCTCTTGATGACTTGGTGGCTGAGGTCAAGTCAACCACTGATAAACCTTCTGTGAAGAAGATGAAGAAAGATTCTTCAGAGGCAAAGAAGCAATCTTTAGATGATGCATTTGCAGACCTGATGAGTGATACTTGATAATCATTGAATGAATAAAACGCCGGTGATCAAATTGGTTGCCGGCGTTTGTACTATCAGTATTTTTAGGAGATAATAACTGTTATATGGTAACAAAGAAAAATGAAGTTGACAGCATGATGAAGGATCTTATTTCCTCCATCAATAAAGAGTTTGGAACTAGAATTGCTTATAACCTATCAGAAATGGATGCACCAACGATTGTTAAACGTTGGATCGACACTGGTTCTATTCAATTGAATTATGCTATTAAAAATTCAATAGGAGGTGGGTATCCTGAAGGAAGAATCATAGAAATTTCTGGTCTACCTTCTTCTGGTAAATCACATTTGGCTTATCACGCCGCCGCCATGATCCAAAAAATGGGTGGACTTGTTGTTTATATTGATACTGAAAATGCAACACCAGTGCAGAAATTAGCTGACATGGGCGTTGATGTTCGTAAGCGTTTTGTCTATTGTGATTCACATTGCACTGAGGAAGTGTTTTCAATTATTGAATCCACAATTTTGAAAGCAAAACAAGTAATTGACAAAGACATACCAATTCTTGTTATTTGGGATTCAGTTGCTGCGACGTCTCCAAAAGCAGAGTTAGATGGTGATTATGATCAAAATTCTGTTGGATTGCAGGCAAGAGCGATTTCAAAAGGAATGAGAAAAATTACTGGTGTTATTGGTCAAAATAATGTAACGTTATTGTGTATCAATCAATTACGTGATGCAATTGGTGTCATGCACGGCGATCCCGCAGTTACTCCGGGGGGTAAGGCAATTCCATTTCATTCATCAGTTCGCATTCGTCTTGGTAGTGGTAATCAGGTAAAAGACAAGAATGGAAATCCTATTGGAATTCATACGACCGTGACTATTAAGAAAAACAAGGTTGCGCCACCGTTTCGTAAGCTTGAATTTGATATCATCTTTGGTAAAGGAATTGTAGAAGATGAATATCTGTTTGATGAATGTAGATCACATTGTAAAGAAAATGGACCTGTAAAACGAAAGGGACATACAATTAATATTTCTGGTGATGGTGCATGGAAAGAATTGAGCGTTGTTAACGAGAAGACAGGTGAGGTTGTAGTAGAAAAGAAGTTTTATAAGAGCGAATTTGGTAACTTAATGCGAGACGATATTCATGGTCCATTTATTATGGAGGTTATTGATTGTGCATTAGCATTAACTGCTGGGCCGCCGACCCCGACAGAAGGGGATGATAACGTTACTGATGATGGAGGTTCTGATGATTGAAAAACCAACAAATCCTATTTGGGTAAATGTCTTAACTAATGATGAATCACTCGTACCAGCATATCAAACTTCAGGTTCTGCAGCTTGTGATTTAAAATCTACTGAAAATTTAGTGATTCCCCCCGGATCAAGGATGACTATTGGAACTGGGATAAAACTTGAAATACCTAAAGGTTTTGCAGCTCAGGTTTGTCCACGATCTGGGCTTGCATCGAAGGATGGTGTGACTGTTTTAAATAGCCCAGGTTTAATAGACAATGATTATAGAGGAGAAATTAAGGTCATTCTTTATAATTCCGGTAAGGAAGAATTTACTGTAAAAAATGGTGATAGGATTGCACAACTTTTATTTTTTCCGATTTTTCAAGCCATATTTCACAAAGTGAATGAGGTTTCTAAGACGTCACGTGGTGAAGGTGGATTTGGAAGTACAGGTATTTAAATTGAGTATTGAACATCCAATCATTATCATTGAC